TAATAGTACGATTAGATCCATTTCCTGTGTAAGTTACCACATCAAAAAACTTTTCTGCTTTTTTGAATGTGTATGCAATATAATGCGTAGCATTATTATTGTAATAATTATAGCCACCAAGTGTAAAACCAGTTGAAGTAAATCCTGTAAGGGAGGTTGACTCTGTAAATTCATAATTTACTGTGCTAAGTTGTAATACTTTAGTTGCACCTCTTTCGGTATCAAATACACCCCATGACGATAGTGATCCTACATTTAAAGATTTAAGTAATATCATTCCTCCTGATGATGTTAAGTCCATTCCTGTAGTTATATTATAAGGACCGCTGCCTGCACCATTATAAAATTTAGCATTATATAATCTGTCAGTAGCACCACCACCTGCATTCCCACTTCCACCAAAGCTTCCGCTTGATCCCATTTGTCCTTTTCTATAAAATCCTGTCATACTAATTCCCTATGATAAATTATTTGTGCCACCATCCACAGAAAAGAAAGTAAAAACATCTATACTATTTGCTGTACCTGTAAGTGTAGGTGCAGTTCCCCCTGCCCACTTAATTGCAGCAGGCCATGTAACAGAAAAATTACCACTTGAATTTTGTTTTACTTTTATTGTAAATCCAAAAACATTATCTTTATTAACTCCTAAATGTTCTGTGGGAAAGTTTGTAAATGCAAGAGTAGCTGTTCCTGTTAATGTAACTTCAAAAACATTATAATATTGCATATCAACATTTGTTGAACCAGAGGCATTAAGTGCAGCGACACCTTCTCTATATTGCATAGCATAAAATGAATCACTAGTCTGTGTCCATGCACCCTTACCACTAAGGTTTAAAATTACATCACCATCTGATCCTGCAGCAGATACACCTACTTGAGCATTACCTGAAGGACTAGCATCTGCGTTACCAATATTTACATAGTTTACAGCATTTGCACCTGCATCCCCCCAACCTAAAAGTCTAGCACCATGAGAATTAAATAAATCTTGATTTGTTCCACCTGATCCCCCTAGTCGTGGAGCTAATAGATAAGAATATTGTATAGTCTTATTTGATAATGTTTGTGTATGATCTTTAAATACAAACTCATCATTACCTGCCAATAAAGGTAGAGTAACTGTTCTATCTGCTGCTAATTCAGATACTGCAAATACATATTGATGATCTGAACTTGTGTCATTTATTTGTGGTAGGGTTAAAGTTTTACTAGCAAGAGTTTGACTGCCTGTTAATGTAGCAACTGTATTATCTATGGCTATATCATTAGCATTAGCAGTAATACCTGTACCACCAATTACATTTAAAGTAACAGCACCAGAAGCACCACCACCTGTTAAGCCTGTGCCTGCAGTTACCTCTGTTATGTCAGCACTTATACCACTAACTTGTGCATCTACATATGTTTTAATTGCTTTTGCTGATGCTAATGTGGTATCCCCTGCCGACACTGCAGTTAAATCGGTATCTAAAACACCTGCCTTTAGATTGTCTACTTCAACATTTGACAAAGTATTGTTATCTACATCTATAATTTTATTAGTTAACGTGTCTGCAGATACTAGTGAAACTAGTGTACTACTAGCACCTTGAGGTAGCAACATAGTATTGGTAGTTGATGTACTATGAGGTTGTGCTTTAATAGTTTGTCCATGACTATTAGCATGACAATTAAGTTTTATTTGACCTTCAACACTACTACCATCTCCTTGAACTTCTAATATATTTGTTGCAGGTTTAACTTGTAAGTTACCTGATGCAGTAGTAGATATACCACTAAATACAGGAGTTGTTAATGTTTTATTTTGAAGTGTATCAGTTGATACAAGAGATACAAGTGTACTACTGGCTCCTTGTGGTAATAGCATGGTATTGGTAGTGGTTGTACTATGGGGTTGTGCTTGTATCGTTTGACCATGTGAATTATTTTCACAATTTAATTGTATCATACCTGATGTATTACCACCTACAGTACCACCTTTTACTTCTAGTTTATATGTGTATGGATTTACAATTAAGTTACCAGAGGTAATGGTAGAAATTGTATTACCATCTGCAACTATATTATCTATATGTAAATCTTTGAATACAAAACTTGTTTTACCTAGTCCTACAGTTGCTGTATTAGTTGGATAGAAAGCATTTGCATCAGTACTAAATTTACCTGAAGGACCGATGACAGTTATCCTAGCACCCTCTGCAGCTGTGCCATCATGCTTGTGTCCACTTGCATTATTAAATGCTGATTGCAAAGAATTATATTCATTGTCAAAGTCACTAGCATTAATGACTTTGCCTGTTGCAATATTATCATTTGTATCTTGTCTAGTATATCCTGCCATTTTTAAGTTCCTTATTGTCTGTCATTATTAGCATACTCGATTAATGCTGTGTCTAATCTATAGTTAGCTGTTGTTGTATCGTCTTCTATACGCAAGGTCAATGTCTTTCCTGATCCTATTACATTTTGAATGTATATAGTATCTAACTCTGAACCATACAACGATGTAGAAGTACCAAACGTATTACCCCCATACAGTATAGCAGCTTGTGTTCCTGATGCTAAAGTTATTGGGGTAGGTTGTATTACATCAGGACTGCCCTCATCATATTTTAATGTCAATGTACTATTGAATATACCAATAGCATCAATGTACAAAACTAATTTATAAAATGTTTTTCTAACTAGAGGATCAGATATTGGCATAGGAGGAGATTGAAAAATAGAAGGTATTAATGTGCCATCAAAAGTATCTGTACTATCCATTTTATAAATGTAACCATCATCATTAGCAAAAAGTATTAACTCTGTACTTACTCCTGTTTGACCCATGTATCTTGAATCAGCTATATAAGCATTGATGCCTACTATTTTTGCCCAACTTAATCCTGTACCACCTTGAGCAATAAATTTAGTTGCCAAGTATCCTTCAGCAGCTTCATCCTGTATAGCACCATCATATTTAAAAATCCTATACTGTGCTTTTTCTCTTAACGTAACCGCTTGAAATGATCCACTAGTAAAATTATCTATGTCTTTTTTAATTGGAGCAGATGCTACATCTAAATTAAAGTCACCAATCCTATCAGTAGATGCTAGTGACCTTATTCCATCTGGAGCCATAAATAAAATATCACCACCTACTTCAGCTATAGTGTCAGGTTCAATGCAACCTATTTGTGTAGTTACTGGCTCAGACTTAAATGCACCTGATGTGCCTGTTACTTTAAATATAGCCTGTCTAGTAAATAAAATTAAATTATCACGAAAGGTAACTAGCCCTGTTATCTCATCTTCGTATCGTGTAACACTAACCTGACCACTTGCAAAGTCTGTGTCATCATTTATTTGCATAGATAGTAGATTATTGCCCTTTACAAAGAATAAACAATCTTTAAACAAAGCTACAAATTTAGCACCTAAAACATTTGCAGGTGTGCCACTTGAACCTGATGTAATAAAAGTTATACAAGAATTTGCATTAGATGCACTGTTATAAAAGGCAGGGTAGTTAACTCCATCTACAACTACAGCTTTGTCTGTACCATTAAAGTTATAAACAACACTTCTTATTTTATTTGTAGAAGCTTGCCTACTTGCATGATCTCCACTGCCTACACTATGTGCCACAGTTATGGTACTAGGATTTACATGGTAATATATACTATTAGCTGATGCACTATCTAAGCGTGTTATGATTGCTGTATTTACATCAACTAACGTAAGTCCTGTAACTAGATTAGTTCCACCACTGTTACTGCTTATTTCTATTTTATTACTATTAAATTTACTATAGCCTTTTAACTTTGAATACCCACCTTGTAGTGATGGCTCATAGTTTTGTAATATACTAGCACTACCTACAGCCTGTGTACCATGTTGCAATGGACTAAGATTAGATATCAATCCACCTTTAAACTCTATAGGAAATGTTTGCCATGCTGTTGCCATTAAAATACTCTAGGGTTTAAACCACCAGAGGTACGATCTATAACAGTAGAACGAATATACTCATACCTATTAATGTAAATGCTACGCATATATTTAATACCTTCTTTAAATTTTCTTTCTGATAATTGGGAATTTTGTGTATCTCCTCTAAATTGAAAAGCATAGTACATTGCACCATCTACAATCACATGTCTAAATTCTTGTGGTACTGAGGGTACATCACTAGCTTGCTCTAAGATAACTGGATTTTGATAGTACTCATACACTAACTCATAGGCTTTATCAGGACAAGGTACAAATATAAACTCTTGACTTGGTGTACGTACTATATAGTTAGGTACTCCACGTATACCTGTAGAGGTATTATACTCATAGTCTATGTAGTTGTCAAGATATTCTTGATAGTCAAGTGATTTTAATTTTTTAGTTTCAATACCTAGCGTATCATTTCGTTTTAACCTAAAGCTATTCTCGTCTAATACTTTTGCATCTTCAGGATAAGGATATCGCATTACTCCTGCAGATAGTATTTCTTCTTCTTCCCTATGATTCCAAGGCCAGTTAAACTCCTCATGGTTAATGTGTCTTATAGAAGAATTTACAGCATCTTTAGCAGTTTGATAAAAACCTTTAGCTGTTATAAAATTAGTAGTTGTTAGCTCTACCTCATTTAATCTTCTATTAATTTCATTTACTAAGTCTAAATAATTGTATGCCATATTAGTTTTCCTTAATACGTAACTTTACTACTCGTTCAGATATAAGTCCTGTATCGTCTGTTATCTGTGATGTAATCTTATACGTTTGATTAACTGTACCACTACTTAATCTTAATGTGCAAACTGTGTTAGTACTATCCCTTAATATACCACTAAACACTGTTGTTATACCATTGACTGTGGTATTTTCTGACCCACTAATTTGTGTTTTTACCCCACTAGCATCGTCAATAAACCATAGATTAGATACAATAACAGTACCTGAACTTGTGGAATGATCATACCCTAAAAACCTAGACCAATCCATGCTATAGTCTAAGGTTTCATCAGGGTCTTTGTTAGGCCATTTAAACGACATGTGTTTTCCTTTATGCTGCTATCTTTGTAGTTTTTACTACATGATTTCTTGGTGGTACAATTACTGTTCTACTTTGTGTTGCTATAGTATTTGTACTTCTTATGCCACTTTGTCTGTAAGGAACAAATACAGTTCTACCTTTATTATAATCGTCTTGTCGTATTGCTGTTACAATTACATCATCAAAAGTTAACTGCATTGCGTAACCAGTAATGGTGATGTTAGCGTTGCCTACAACACTTATAGTTCCTAATGCCATAACTCCTGAAACTGAAGGTAGAGTTACGTTTGCATTTCCTACTGTAGTAACTGTTCCTAATGCTGTAGTTAATGAACCAAGAGAAGATAGATCGACTACTGCATTTGCAATTACAGTGGGTGGATTAATTGCTAGTGTGCCTTGTATACCAACTAGTGTGATATTTGCATTGCCAACAATACTTACTGTGCCTATTGCACTCTCTAAAGCAGGTACAAAAGAATTACTAATAAATATACCAGTACCATATACATCTGTTCCATAGATAGATGTTGCAGTATCAATTGCAAAGGTAGCGTCACCACTTAATTGTACAGTACCTAAAGCCAATGTGCCAGTAACAGAAGCTAATTCAATTGTAGCAGTGCCTGATGTAGTAACAGTTCCTACATTGCTTGTTATATGAGTTTCGTTATTTCCTATATATGCTGCTACACTAACAACAGCATTTCCAATAATACTAATGTTACCTATATTATGGTTTAACGCTAAACCAGATAAGGATACATTACCTGAACCTTCAGTGGCTACTGTGCCTAGAGCTAATGTTGCACTAACAGCATCTAAAAGAAAACTTGCATCGCCACTAAAAGCAATCGTTCCAAGATGCGTAGTTAATACTTGACTAGGTAAAACTACATTTGTTGCACCCTGTACTGTAACTGAACCTAAAGATAAGGTAGCAGATACAGAAGCTAGTGTTACATTAACACTTGCACTTGTGCTTCCTTCACTTGAAAAGGAATCTTCACTAAATGACAGTAAGCCAAATGACATTTTATTTCCTCATTAGAATGGAACAAACTTAGTAGCAATTGCATCATTTCCTATGACCAGAGTATAATTATTACTACTTGCATCTGTAATTGCACCAGTAGAATTTTGGCATGTTAAGAGTTGTGTATTAGTTATTGCAGTCAATGCACTAGTTGGTGCTGTAAAACTGCTATCTCCAGAAGTATAAACTGCTGAACCCACAACTACTCTAAAATTAGATATATATCCATTGTGTGCAAAAGTGCTATGATTAGTTTGTTTAACACCAATCGTTACTTTTTGTTGAGTATAATTAGTAGTAGAAGCATGACTTCCATCATTAGATGCAGCTCCAGATGAAGAAGTAATCATTACACCATTTTGATAACATCTTAGCTGACCACCATTTCTAACTAATGCAACATGATACCAAGTGTTTTCTTGCATCAAGGGTGCAGTTCCAGTTCCATCATTAATAAGTGTGTTACCCCCAGTTGCCCACACAAAGAGTTTACCATGATTAACATCGCCACCTCCACCAATATATATGCCTATACCACCACCACTATAGTTTGTGTCGAATGGCATTATAGTTGCAGCCAAACTACCAGTATATACCCAAAATTCTACTGTAAAATTTCCAGTACCAAATTGCAATGATGCGTGTGAAGGAGTTTCTACATAATCTCCAGTTCCATCAAATTTTGTAGATCCACCAGAAGGATTATCAAATGGACTTACATAACTAAATGCCGTATTCCCATTTTCAGTAATCGAAAGACTTGAAGCACTCTCATCAGAAGTTGCAAGTTCAATATTTCTTGTATCTGTTGTTGGACTTCCTTGAGCGACACTAATAGTTTTATTAGTACCACTATTGTCCACTGTAGGATTACCAGTGCCATTTTGAGCCGTTAGCAATACTGTACCACTTACGGCAGTTAAAGGTGCTGTTGGTCTAGCAAACCCTGCTGCTGATGTATTTAAAGCTGTACCTTTTACAACTCTAAGATTACTTAATAGCAATCCATTTGAAAGACCATATCCACCAGAATAACCTCCTCCAATACGAAGAGCATCATTAGATGAAGGGTTATGATCATAACTATTCCCTGCAACAAAGGACTGACCTGTCGTAATAATATTACCCCTAGCACTAGAGTTACCAGAAGCGTATGCTTCATAGCAATTACCATCAAGAAACTGGTAGTGATTAAGCCCATGACGTACATATCTTACATGATACCATACATTATTTGTAGGTACTCCAAGAAGCCCATAAAAACCTCCACCAGAGAAATCCCAAAAAGTTAACTGTCTATTAGAAGGAAAATATACATGAATACTTTCGGTATTATCTGAAGCATTACTAGGCCCGAAGAATAACAACCATTGATTGCTTCCAGTATTCGCTAATAATTTAAACCAAAAATCTATAGTCCAATCGCCAGTTCCAAATGACATATCAGAATGTGATACTAATAAATTTTCACTGCTTGCATTAAATAAGTATGAACCATTTGTTACAGTAGTAGCATCAGAATTTGATCCAACCAAAAGTTTCGTGTTCGTTATAGCAGTTAGGGGTTTAGTTGGAGTAGTAATAAAATTAGAATATGGTTTTGTTGTACTGCCTGCAAGAGAGCCACCTGTAACCATAGTATAATTTTGATCACTATTATCTGATATAGTTGATCCAGAAGTTGTTTGATTTGTAAGCAAATACGTATGGGCAGCTGGGAATGATGTATTGACATTTGTAGTAGAAGGATACGTTCCACCAGTTTTTGTAAGTTTATCAGAAGGTGGAGTAAAAGCACCACTATAAACAGATGTACCAATTACAAGTCGTGTGTCAGACATATAGCCTTTTGTTTGCCAAACAGTATCACCTTGTGACATCATATGAAGTTGTCCAGATCCATTAGGAAAAATTGCTGTATTAGCAGTGCCACTAGCAGTTTGAACACCATCTATAAAAACTTTTATAGAACCAGAATTATTAGATAAAGCAATGTGATGCCATTGATTTAAATTAATTGTTCCACTGCCAGGAGTATCTGCAAACCCACCTACATAATATACATCTAATGTACCACTTGATCTTCTAGCAAGATATCCAAAATTATTACCATTAGGTTTTCCCTCAAAAAATACATTATAACTACCATTATTAGTCATGTATACCCATGTTTCTAATGTCCAAGTAGTTCCCCAATTCGGTAAAGAAGTAGGAGTTGATAACAATCCAGTAGTTGCAACTGCTGAAGAACCAACATTAGGAGTAGTTGGAGTATAAACAGCAGTGCCTTTTACAATTCTTGCATTTGAAATATAACCATTCCAACTTCCACCAGTACCAACAACTCCTCCACCAACTGTTACAGGCGAAGAGGGATTATTAAAATTGTTATTATTACTAACAGAAAAATCTTCAATCCCATTTACATATGATTTTATAGTTCCACTAGATCTTTGCACAGCAACATGATACCATTTATATAAATCTAAAGTTATTGATCCTGTATGACTAGTTAGTGTAGTTCCACCATGCACAGTATAAAAATCTAATTCAGTACCAACTGTTTCTAAAACAAAAGAGTTATTTGCATTACCACCATTTTGAGGCCATTGAGCTATGATACCATTATAACCATTAGCAAAAGAGTTAGAATAAACCCATGCCTCTAATGTAAAATCACCAGTGCCAAAATGCCAATCATCACTGTCTGCTATTGATAAGTAATCGCCAGTTCCATCAAAGTAAAGTGAACCTGAAACTGCAAATGCTAAAGCAAAATTTTGTACTGTTGTGGCAGCATTTGTACCATCAGATATTGAAAATTGAAGTGAAAAACTGCCCTGATGGTCAGTATTTGTAGTTGGGGTTACTTTAAAAAATCTGTTAGTTGTTGATGCTCCTGCTGCTAGTGCAGAATATGTACCATTAGATGTAGCACTGCTTGTTACTGTTGCCGTTGTGCCACCACCATTTGTGAGGGAACCAGTAGACACAGTATATGAATTTTGTAAAACTGTTCCTTCATCTGCATCTGTAGCTACAAGCTCAATAGATGCGGCAGCACCATCTGTAGCCATTACAATATCTGTTCCTGTTGCAGGGCTTACCAGTGAAGGAGAAGTATTTACTGTTGCAATTTTGTACCACCCAGATCCATTATAAATGTAAAGACCTTTATTTGCAGTAACTAAAGCTTGTGATCCTGCTGCAGGGGAAGATACAGCAACCATAGCAGCAATGTTTGCATAGACAGTTGTACCTGATCCACTGCTACTGTCAGACGAAACTTCACTATCTGTTGTTGAAGATCCATCTGTTGTTTGCAGTTGAAGCTTTCCATCTGAACTACTTCTTTTGAGAATCACTTTATCAGAACCAGTTCCTATGTGAACTTCACTAGCAATTAATTTTTTAGTATTATTACTAGTGTCTTGAACTGTTAAATCATTATTACTATCGGTAACAAGTTTTGTGCTACCAATTTGTATAGGGTCTGATCCTGCTCTTTGACTGCGGTCTAATGCTTTTGACATTTATTCTTTCCTAATTTCCATTTCTTTTTCTAGTTTAGCACTAAATACTTCTTTCATTGCCAGGACTTGATCCATTGCAAATTTTGCATTTTGTTCTTTCTTTTGTATATCTAAAAGATGTGCAAATAAATATTTTTGTGTATCAGTTAAGTCTTCTTGTTTGTATTCTTTTTCGTTCCAAACAATTGTTGGTAAAGGTTTTGTTTCTTCAGTCATTATTTCTCCTATATTATCTATACTCGTGGCCCAAATCTTTCTCTATTCCATTTTTCATCTTTGCCTGGCTCATTAGGAAAATCATCATCCTCTAGATTAGGCCAATTTTTATGAGTTGGTAAATCTCTTAGAGCTTGTCTATAAGTTTTCCACTCATCAGAAACACTACCTCCAGACTCATTGGCAACCGAAACAACATAATCACTTTTTCCTAATGTTTCATTACGTATTTGCCTCCACACAGTTGCCTTGTCTTTTTCTATTGCTTCTTTAATTTGTTCTTCTGTAAGTGGCTCAACCCAATCAGGACTGTCCTCATCAATAGTTACTCTTGTCATTGTTCCATCTACTGCAATAACTGTACCTGTCTGTGTTCTTTTTTCTGTCATTGTAGTTTCCTATATATCCTTTAATCGCATAATCCTAAATTTACCATAGAACCCACTGTTGATGTATTGCAAAGTAGAAACTCTAATTTTATTTATAAAAGTAGCATCAGTTGAAGACCCTGATGTTCCATCAACTTGAAGTTTCTGAATCCCAAATTCTCGTCTATAGTTATTAGTAAATTCAATTTTAAATATGGGGTTATTCGTACCACCACTACTACCTAGTCTTGCAGGTTGATAATATTCAAAATTACCATAGGAAGCTCCATAACCACTGCCAGTATCACCCATTCCACTAAGACTATACCAACCTGTTGAGCCAGAACTATTATCAGCATCTCTTTCTGCACTTCCATTATAGGAAGCTTGGCTATTGCCCCCAGTATAATGCCAACCTGCCCAACCTTGTCCAGTTATGTAATTATTATTATGATCTTTCTGTAAGCCATTAGTATAATTGTTAAACCTAATATCCCAATTTCTTGAACCACCATTATTTATTTGTACATCCCAAAAATAAACTTTATAATAATAGCCTCTTTCCACAGTAATTTCCCAATATAAATCACTACCATTTCCTTCATATGTAGTAACGTGTTCCCACCCTGATCCTCCTGCATCTTGCCATGTTGGCCTACTACCCCCATTTGATGTAAAAACTTGACCAGATGTGCCAGAATTTCCATCACTTTGTAATGTACCTAGTAGATTTAAATAATTAAGTTTTGAAGTACTAGCAGGATCAACTAAATAAGTACTACTATTAATATCAACAAATTGAGTTGCATAAATTGAGCTTTGTGAATAGACCTGTCCTGTTCCAGTAATCCTAAATTGTTCTGCACCACCTCCAACTACACGAAATGCATAACTAGCACCAGTTGCTACACGTATATCTTGTGCATATTCACCTGCTGAAGCTTTATCTATAATAAGACCCCAATCATTATTATTGGTAGCAGTTACATATAAAGTAGCGTCAGTACCATTGTTTGATGTTCCACCATCTATAGAAACTCCTGCGCCAGTACCAGATACAGTTAAAAAATTATCTACAGTTAAAGCACCATTAAGATAAGTAGTTCCATTGTTGTAAAAGTCATAGCTTGTGTTTGTTGCTCCAACATACATACCTTGACAATGCACATCTTTGTATCGACCCCCACTAGCAAGTCCTAAATCTATCTGTTCATTTCTTAACGCCCCACTAGCAGGATTAAGTGGCACAAGTGCATCAGCACTTTGATAAAATCCTATGCCTACATCTCCCCCACCAATGTGTATTGAACCTGACTCTAGTCCAATATACCCTACAGTGCTGCCATCGTCAGCAAAACGTATCATTTCACCATCGTTACCAGTAAGATTAACAATTAATTGGGGGCTAGTTTCTGCTGCAATAGTTAATTCATTACCAGGCCGATATACTAAACCACCACCAGAAGTATTGTTGTAAAGAGAAGTATCAAGCGTTCCCACCAATAAATTCCCAGAGCCATCTAGCCTCATAGCTTCGTTACTGCTACTATCTCCATATCCTGTAAATACGTGCTGATTAGCAATGTATTCTTGTGTGATGTAAGCACTGGCATTTCTTGCCATTAAGTATACTTCACCTGAAGCAAAAGA